CTTGAAGACCTTCTAACAGTGCCTCTTTGGTTTCCGACCAGCGTGACTCGAGTAATTGTGACATTATAGTTCTCCTTAAACTTTTAGTCCCGCAAGCCTGCGGATGTCAAATATCTCAGCGGTTTTTTCTTCTTTACCGCTGGATTGTGGTGCCTGTTTATCGCCTGTGATTTCTTTGCCTTCAGATAGTACTTTCTTCGCCGGTGCTCCACCATTCATTACTGCTGGTAGGTATTTGTCGAAAGCTGTACGTAGCTTTTCTGTTTGTGTTGATTCAAGCAGACTCTTCATGACCTCACGCTTGTCACCTGTCAAAGGATTCAGCAATTCGCTCATAACTTCCTTGCGTTGATTACCTTCTTTGATGACGTGTAGTTCACGTTCTTTCTGTGCTACTTGATCTTGTGCTTCTGCAACCATCTTCGCTGCTTGCTCTAATTCAGCTTCTCTTGTCATCATAACTTTGAGAAGTTTGGCTGTTTCAGATTTTTCATTGAGATGACTTGCTGCATATTCGCTGGCGAAGCTTTCAAAAATTCTGCGACCAAAGTCGTTTCTGCGAGCTGATTCAATGTCTTCCTTGAGCTGAGTCATTTCAGAACGTAGTCCGTGCTGTACTGTCTCTGCTACTTTTGAGGAAGCTGCTGTGATAAAATCTTTCTTGAGATTGTCAAACTTAGCTCTGCTTTCGCGTACTAATTTTACTTTAGTTTCGGCTAGGTCTTTCTTATCTGTGTGGAATTCTGCGATTTCTTTCGCCAGTGCATCCACGATAAAGGATTCTAATTTAGCTACATTGTTTGCAACTGTTTTGCGATCTTCGTGTAGTTCTGCCAATTCTTTGTTAAGATTATTAAAGATAAATGATTCCATTGCTTTGGAATCGTCTTTCATTTTCTTAGCATACTTGGCACGGGCTTCGATAAGTCCTTGGCGATCTTCTGCCAATTCACCTAACTCTGCCTGTAAGCGATCTGTTAGCATAGCTTCTACAGCTTCTACCATTGCGCCTTTGTCATGCTCATACTTCTGAGCAAATTCTTCACGTAGTTCAGCAGTTACTTGATCACGGCTTTCTTGAATTCTGCTTTCCCAAGCTGATTCAATTTCCGATTTGATTTCTTCGGAAATCACATTGTTTTCAAACAATTGTTTTACGATGTCTAGCATGTGATTCTCCTACTGTTATTTGAGGCCTGAAATGATTTTTTTCAGACTCTCTGCTAAGTATTTCTGTGCCTTAGGGTCGCCTTGGACTTCTTGTGCTATTTGGTATGCCTTGTAACCGCCTGTATTATTGATTAAATGTTCGTATACTGGTGTTGGGTAAGCGCCGGGAGCACTTGGTTGTGCTACGATGTCTACAGTGATAATTTCAAAACCCTGTACTTTACCACCGCTGTCTACTTCGCCGGATCCTCTGGAACTAACACCCAGTTTGACTCCCGACTCCAACATGGTCTGAATTAACTGACCCATTGGAGTTGGAAGTATTTTTAGTTTTCCGTAGCCGTTAGGACCATCCATCCACATCTTGGTTATCATGTGACTCACACGATCAAGATTGATTTTTAAATCCTGAGGATGATCAACTTCTCCAAGAACGGAGTAGCCACCAGCGATCTGTTCATTGAGCGTTTTGACAGCCCTGCCAATTTCCTGAGAAGAATAAACACGCTGATTTGCATTACGGATGTCTCCTTGAATGCAAATGCCGTTTAAATGCAGCGACTTACCACCGTCGCTGCCTTCATCGCGCTCCAAGACAATCTTAGCCTGGTCAAAACTCAAATGTTCTGATAGAGTAGTTTTCACCTTTGTCAAGTCCTATTATCTACGACCACGGAAAAGGCTTTGCTTGTTGTCTGGTGATTCTTTTGCACCAGCTTTTTCAGCACCGTGTCCTGGCTCTTTCTTAGAGAAAGCATTACCTGCTTTACCGCCTGGGACATTGATGTTGCCAGCATTATCTTCGGTTGGCTTGCCTTTTAGCAATCCTGAACCTTTTAATTCACCTGTTTCTGAACCAGGAGCACCGTTCTTGCCGCTGAGAATGTTAGCAGTTGTACCGCCCATGTCATTCTTGCCAGCTACGATAGACTTGGCGTTAGCGCCGTTGTCACCCATTTTTGCAGGTGCAACTTTCTCAACGTACTCACGAACAGTGGCTAGATCCATGTCGTCTTTCATTTTTTCATCGCCCATGTCGCCCATGTCATCCATGTCGCCCATGTCATCGCCGCCTTTTAGTTCGTCGAATTTAGCTTGTAGTTCGTCAACGATAGAGTCTAGGTCTTGGAAAAGTTCTTCTTCAGACTTTTCGCCGCCTTCTTCGTCGTCCATTTCTGCATCTAGATCACCTTCTAGGTCATCGGTAGGATCTCCACCCATTGCAGGCATTTCGTCATCGCCTTCGATGGCAATGTCTTCAAATTCTTCGTCAACTTTTTCTTCTTCGTCTTTGTCTTCTTCAGAAGCTTCGTCTACTTCTTCTTCATCTTCGTCTTTTTCTTCTTCTTCAGCGATTTCGCTGTCGATCAAAGATTCATAAATTTCGCGAGATGCTGTAACAACATACTCGTGGAATAATTCTTCTGCTTTAGCTTGATCGTCATTGACCAAATGCTCAAGCATCTGTTGTAGTAATTTATTGTCGGCCATGGTATTCTCCTCAAATGGTATGGGCTGTTGTATATTTAACACGGAGATTACAAACCGGTGTTAAATGGTAGTTTTTTGATTGATTTGATCTGAATATATAGTATCAGGAAAACTTCTACTAAATTCATCGTAGGTGATATGACTTAGGTTAGTCAATGTAGGTCCTAGCTTATCTGGTATAAATGCACCAGGTTCTATAACTCTAAAAAAATGTGTGTGACGGAATTCTTTGATTACTTTTTCAGTTTGGCTTAACCAATTACCGTGATATGTAGCTGCATCTGTGCTTTTTTTATAGTTAAATGTGTCTGCGTATATGTTATTAAATTTGCCGTCTAATCCCTGATAATCAAACCCAAACATGTATATGCTTCTGTGTTCTTGGGTAGCAGCGAACCATAGTGCAGTAGGCCCAGAGCTCCAGCCTTTATGGGGACTAAAGAAGTTTATACCGTGCTTGGTTTGTATGCCTTTGTTGGGATTAGTCCATACTTGATGTTTTTTGTGATAGCCAGATTCTATGATTTCGTTGACCATTTTTACATCTACAGCTATTAGATAATTTGGTTCAAACTCACGATACTGTGCATTACAGCCGTAAGTCACACCTTTGGTCATTAGAGAACGAACGTCTAAGCATTGTCGGCTGGTGCCGTTGCCTATGACAAATCCGGGATTATTGTGCAGGTGCTGCTTCTTCGCCAACTGGAGTTCCATACATTTGTCTTATAAAGTCCAGTTCAGATTGAGATTCTAATTGATGTGCTTCGCTCTGAAGCCTCAGTTGATTGATTTGTCGCAGCGTAAGACGTATCTTTCTGGTGTCTTTTTTGTCAATGATGCTGCGATCTCTGCTGGACTCGTATCTACGATCTTGAGCAAAGTCGTTGTTTTTTTCGTTGAAGTAAAAAAATTCGTTAAGAAGCATAATGTATTTATTACTGAACTGGTGCTTCCGGTGCTACGTCTGTGCCGGCATCTGCTCCCGGTTCTGCAGCAGCAGCCATGTCTAATGGAGCTTCGGCTTCTTGACCGCCTGCATCTGCAGCCATACCTCCCGGAGTAACTCCTATACCTCTTAACTGACTTTGCGCATCTGCAGGTGCTTTGAGGTTAGCACCGTTTTCTTCTCTCCACAATCTTTCGTTTTCTTTAACTTCGTCCTCAGTCATTCCTAAGAAACGTTTCATAGCAAAGCGTTTGCTGAGATGCGGAATCTGTACTACCTGTGCAAATGTAGCTGCTCGAGCTGTGTCAAGTTCACTTTGACGATAAGCAGCAAAGTTCTGTGGTTGATTGAATTTAAGTTCAAACAAGCCACTGTCAATATTAACCCCTTGATCATTGAGCCATAGTTTAAATTCAAGGTCAAATGTTTCTACTATAATGCTCTGCAGACGTTTGCAGTATTCATTGAATCTTAGTTCTTGAATATATGCAGTTCCCACTTTGCCGTCTGATACAGTGTTAGCTGCTTCATCAATGGATGTAGGTAGATACGAAGCAGGAATACGTAGAGCGCGGAACAGTTTGTTGGTAAAGTAACGCAGATCTGTGATTTCACCTAGGTTAGTGCCACCTGGTAGCGTTTCTACTTTAGATCCACGACCTTCTGCTGTTTGCGGAAAGAAGTAATCTTCGTTTACACTTAGAGGATTATAACTGGCGTCTATGACGTTGGCTCCGCCACCTGTTGATGAAGGAATACGTCTTTGCTGGATTTCGTTTTTAACACGTTCAACAAAGCTCATAGCCATGTGTGCCGGCATATTTCCAACGTCTACATAGAAAATACGTCTTTCTGGAGCACGTTGTATACGATAGATAATGATAGCATCTTCAAGCAATTCTTTCTGCTTGTAGACTTTGAATACTGATTCTAATAGACTGTTACCAAACGGATAGTTATTATCTAATCCTTCTGACAACGAAAGATGAATCACATGTTTGGCATCCACGGTGATTTCGTTTGTCTGATTATGGAATCTTGTGCCTACTGATCGAGCTGCATCGCCTGCAAACCCACGAGCTTGACCACCACCCGATGTATACGAACTTGTGCCGCTGGGAGCTGTGTTTGTGGTGTTGTGAGGTGTTGTGGCTATAAATTCTTTGAAGTTAAAGTTGAGATCGCGAATCACATACTGTTCAGGAATCTTGCCTTCTGATTCGTTAACAATTATCTTGGTAACTTTGGCAGCATCTACAAACAACCATTTTTTAGTTTCTGGGTCTCTAACGAAAAAACAGTCGCCGTATTTGAATGTGTTGCGCAGTATGCGGAAGATTCTGGTTTCAAAACTATTCTGCTTGGTCCACTTCTGTAGGCTGTCTTTGAGTATCTTAACTTCGGTAGCAGTAGGCTCGCCACGGAAAAATGTATGGAACGGTGTGGCATTTTCTTTGTCTTTCTGTGTGCAAAACTCTGTGAGTATGTCCAAAGCAGCGTTAACTTCTGAATCCATGTCCATGGTATCATACTGCATATAGCGTTCAATACGATTCGGTGACCCTGCGTATACATCCGGCAGATAGCTGGAATAATTCGCACGAGCAGGACCCGGACGGCCACGACCACTGATTGGACTCATAGAGCCGCCAGTGTTGTCTATGTTAACAGGTGTGAAGTATTTTTTCCAACTCATGCTTTGTATAGGTTCTTATTAAGACCTTTAGTAGCCACTACATTTTCATAAGTGTTTGTAGTGGTTTGGGCCTGTAGTGTTATTAATTTTGCCATCTTAGTATTTAACTCCGCAAGCAAGGTAGAAGGTGATTCTTGAGATTTTTTATTTTGCTCTTCTTTCTCTTTAGCCGCTGCATCTTCTTTGGCTTTGGCTTCTGCATCTGCTTTGGCTTTGGCTTCTGCGTCGGCTGTTTTCTTTTCAGCATCTGCTTCAAGAGCTTTTTTACCGCTGTCTACATTGGAAGTTTTAGTGGTCGGTTGTGTCTTAGCTAACGCTTCTGCTTTGGATAGTGCTTCTAATTTCTTCTCAGCTGCTTCAATTTTTTCCGCAGCAGCTTTCTTTTCAGCACCAGTTTTTGCTGCTGCTAATTCTTTGTCAGCAGCATCTTTTTCTTTGCCGATTTCTTGTTTTTTGATGCCAATTTCTACAGCGCCGCCTTGTTTACCGCTGAACTGTTTCAATAGTTCTTCTGGGCCTGCACTGTAATCTAATAATTTTTCTTGCGCTTTTACCGCAGCTTCCTTAGCCTCTGCTTCTCGTTTTGCTGCACCTGTGAGCTTGTCGTGTGTGAGTTTCTGTTCTTTGAATTTTTTAGTATCTTGTTTCAGTTCATTTTTGCTTTGTTGTACTTTCTCTTGTGTTCTGCTTCTTTCGTCATCTCTGATTTTTCTTGTTTTATCTCTGTCTTCCTGCAGACTCTGGCGATTTTTTTCACGCTGATCATACTCTTCTTGACTGATGCCAAACAAACCCTTGGTCATTTTACCAAGTGCTGCCAGTATCTGATCAAACAATCTATCAAAAAACATGCCTACATCTTGCAGTGTGTCACCGAGTTTAGCAAGTCCAACCGCAGCTATTTTAACTAGACCATACAAAAATTTAAACACTCCGACCAAGGTATGTATTACCGGGGTGAGCACGAAACCCAATATGTTTATAACACTGCCGATAATTGATCCTAGTGTTTGAAAAATATCACCGGCCATAGCTCCAACTTCAATTAATATTTCACCAAATCCGCCGGCGCTGTCTGTAACACCGAAAATTTTCATATATAATTCTTTCAACGGTTGTATTATAGACATTACACCAGCATACAATCCGTCAAAGGCAAATATAGCCCCACGCACAATGCCACCCAGTACAGGAAATACCGCATTCATAATACCGTCAATGAATTCTACCGTTCCGCCAAGTCCTGAAGCGCCAAATTTTTCACTGAGATAACTAATCACTGGAGCCAACAATAGGCTCATGCCTTCCCATATCTTCATGGCCACTGACACTACTAGATTGAAAGCCGGCACTAGATATTTTTCTGCAAGATTCGCCACTGTACTAAACGCACTCATCAAATAGTCTAATATACCACTGTTGGCCAACAACATCTTAAATTTATTACCTACCTCTGCGATCGCAGCCTGGAACTGCTGCATTTTTTGATTCATCTTGTCTGTTTCAGCAGCGGCTTTTTTCTGTTCTTCTGTGGCTTGCTTTAGACCATCGGCATTTATCTGTTGAGTGGCTGCTAATAAGTTGACAGTACCACCTAACTCAGCACTGGCAGCACCTGCATATTTTATGTTCTGAAGATTTTTTGCACCTTCTTGTTTCATCAAGTTGTTCAATGCATTGCGTTCTTCTAAGGTTACTGCTTCACCTCGCTGCATTTTTTGATTCATTCTCTGCAGCATAGCCGCGCTCTGAGGCATCATTGCCATGAGCTTTTGATTTTCTTCAGTGGTAGCTGTGCCGGTAGACATGATGTCTTTGGCAAACGTTTCAAGACCTTTAGGTAGTCCGCCGGTTACTGCTAAGAAACTGTTTCTTACTCCTTCCCCAAGGCCTGACATAGATGCTTGAAACTGTGCATCTTTGGCCATTGCTGCCATGGATTCTTCTACTTGTGATCTTGATTGACCTGTGGCTTTTGCCAGTGCATCCATTTCTTTTAGATAGGACTTAGCACCTTGTGCTAATTCTGCATTGGATTTTTTGCCTTGCAGACCTTGAGATTTCATTAATGCACCATAGCTGGCTAATCCTTGATTAATATCCTGTGTGCTAAATCCCAAAGCATACAATTCACTGCTGGTACTACGCAGTTGTTTGCTGACTCGAGCAAAATTACTTGCGCCGCCTTCTGTGGTGGTTCCAAAAGCAGTCATGGCATTGCCGTTTTTTTGAATCATTGCTCCAAAATCTGCCAGTGACATTCCTGCTTGGGAGGCAGCTGAGGCAAAATTACTAATACTACCTCCAAACGTAGCGCCAGTCGACGCAACTGCTACATATGACTTTGTTACATCGTCGGCTGCTGCGGCCACAGCTTTAAATAAAGTTCCAAATATAGGAACACTACTAAAGATATCTGCTGCTGAACTGGCGGATCCGTCTAATCTTGACAGTGCAGCCACTGCTCCAACTGTAGCATCACTGAATTTTACATATGCTCCGGCAGCTTGTATTGCACCGTTTTTTAGTTTTCCTATACCAGACACAGCCATTCCGGCCATGAATCCTATGCCTTTAAATGATTTACTAAGAGCAGAAGAAGCAAGCCCTAATGCACCGCCGCCACCTGCTCCACCACCACCTCCGCCAGGACCACCTCCGCCAGGACCACCTCCGCCAGGACCTCCGCGACCACCTCCTCCACCTCCGCCCATTGCAGCAAGTATGGCCTTGAGAGTGGCTTCAGAAGCTGCATTTTGAGCTTCAACTTGACCAATTCCGGGGATGTCAATCATTACCGCCATATCTTATTTTTTCCTGGATAAATGCGCATATAAATACTCTTGCGTATTATATATTTACCGGAGATAAAATGGACCAAATTCCTAATCAGAACCAGCAAAAAAAGAACCCGCTGAGCAGCTTTTATAGACAACCAAAGATTTATGTTAAACTGCCAAGCAAAGGTGAATTCTATCCTCCTGGCAGTTTAGATGTCAGCGCCAACGGGGAGTATCCTGTGTATGCTATGACTGCCAAAGATGAACTGCTGTTCAAGACTCCGGATGCGCTGTTAAGCGGACAAAGCACCGTAGAGTTGATTAAGAGCTGTATTCCAGCAATTACTAATCCCTGGGTCATGCCAAACATTGATTTAGATTTTGCATTGATATCTATCCGTATCGCTACATACGGTGACAAGATGGAAGTGGGCTGTAACTGCCCTCACTGCGAAGCTGAAAACAACTACGACATTGATCTCACTGCTTGGTTTAGTGTGTTTAACAATTTCCATTATGAAAAAGACATCCCTATAGATCAACTAACTGTGCATGTCCGTCCGTATACCTACAAAGAAGTTACAAAAACTGCAATCCAGACCATGGAACAGCAGAGAATATTCCAGATTATCAATGACGACACGTTGTCAGATGAAGTTAAATTGGAAAGATTTGGTGCCAGTTTTATCAAACTCACAGAACTCACTGTGGATATCATAGCAGACTGTATCACTGCAATCGATGCACCAGAAGGCACTGTTACTGATCAAGCTATGATCAAAGATTTTATTGCAAACTGTGCCAAAGACGTATTTGAAAAAATACAGAACCACGTAGTGCAGATGAAAGACAACATTCAGTTCGAAGCACAAAACGTTACTTGTGGAGAATGTAGTAAATCATTTAGCTTGCCTATTACAATGGATCAGGCAAATTTTTTCGCCGTAAAATCTTAACGCTGTCCCTGCCGGAGATTTTACGAGAATCTGATCGCTTAGACAAAGAAGGCAAGGATCTCAAAAAAGAATGCATGAAACTGTGTTGGTATATGCGCGGACTCAGTTACGCCGAAGTTATGCACATGAGCTGGGACGAGCGAGAAATAATTGCAGAAATTGTTAAAGAAAATCTCGAAACCACAAGAAAAACAGGACTGCCTTTCTTTTAAAGTGTATTTCTATAAGACTTTAGAGCATATAAGTCTTGACTGTCAAGAGGTCTACCTTGCAAAACTCTGTCAACAGTAGCCCCTAATTCTTTATCGCTGATATCTCCACGATACACTCTTAATTTCTGTAGACTTGCGGTGTCCAAAGGCTTGCCGGACATTGCTTGATCGATCAAAGTTTTAAGTTCTGTATTATCAGTGGGTTCTGATTTGGTTTTAGATTTTTCAGTGCCGGAAGGTTCAAACCAACGAGACGGAGTTAATAGTTTGTCCATCTTGTCTTTGCCAATGTCGTACTGTTTCTTGATGTTAGATCCATCAAGCCACTGTGAAGGATCTAATAGTTTGCCCATCTTAGACTTGCCTTTTTCATAGGCGTCTGGACCAACTTCAACAATCACTTCACGTATTTTCATTTTCTAAATACGCTGATTGTGCCTTGTGATAATCCGGTTTCAAACATTTTTTGCTTGTGTGCCTCTACACGTAGAGCCAACGCTTCTGACAATGCATTTCCGTAATTATTTTTACTGGCATTTTGTTGTTGCAGTGTATTAGCCATCTGACCAAAAACTTTGTTGCCTGTGGATTTAGCTGACGCTGC